CCACTCTTCCTGTGTGGGAAGGGCTCTCCTGATGAAAACACAGATGTCTTTCAGCCAATTGGTCAACGTCTCAAAGGCCTCGTCCCACAATTGCTTGTTGTCGATGAAACGTTTGATGAAATCATGAATGTTGGTCGCTATCGACTCCCATTCAATCGTCTTGTCGGTGACGTAGAGATATTCGAGTGCGCCCTTCATCAGTTCCTCAAGCACATCCCCAAGATCATCCCACAGGGTTTGATCTCCGAGCGTAGAATTGAGGAGTCCAGACGTCATCTCCGCAAGCTTTCGGAATCCGCCGCCAGTTCTGAATTCATTTAAACCTCCATAGAGGAAGTTAAGAACAGCCTTCATAGACGCCTTGAGCAGTTCCCCAGGGGCGTCAACATCAATGACGTTAACCATCCTGAGAAGGCCGGCTCCGATTCCTCTTCCAAGGTCTTCCCATCTGACGGACGTGAGAATCCTAGTGATGGTTCTTGTGAGCGTCATCAGCATCAGGCCAAGTGTCGCCCCAAGGTTATCCCACTCAACCCAGTCAATCATGTCATTAAGACCGGTTGTGATCTTATCCGCCAGTTCGTCGAACGGGAATGTTTCAAGTAGTCCTGCAAGAATATGAATTCCGGCATTGATTGCATTGGAGAGGACAAACGCTATATCGTCAGGGTGAATATTGGACAGCGCACCATTAATCATCTGACCGATTTTGGTGCCGACCTTATCCCAGTGACCGTGCATCGTTTCGAGGAATCCCTTGAATACCTCTATCGCCGCACGAAGCTTCTGCGTCATCAGTCTACCAAGTTCGTATGGATTAACTGTATTTATAAGGCCAAGGAACGCTTCTGCAATCTTGTTGCCAATGGTTCCCCATTCGATTCCATCATAGATTTTGTTCATGAAGTAAACGTAATCGTTCACAGCACGACCAAGCGTTCTGCCCAACAGATCCGCTGGGAAGTTTGAAACAAAACTATTGACCGTCCCTGTGATGGCATCTGCTATAGCCTTGAGTTTCGGATACATATTCTCAGGATTGAGGAAGTCGTAAACCTTCTGCAATCCCCACTCAACGCCGCTTGCCATCAGTTTGCCAAGTCCGGCCCAGTCCTTTGATTTGAATGCATTAACTATGGCGTCGGCGATCTCCTGCGCCTTGTTGGTCATGGCATCAAATGCCTCGTTCCACTTCTTTTCGTATTCGTCAAGGAGACTTGCAAGGTAATCATCCAGAAGACCCATGTCTCCCGGCTGCATTTTCTTGCTGTCGTCATCCTTCTTGTCGGAACCAGACTTGTCACTGTACGGTGCATTAAGAACATTCAGCTCGTCAAATCCGAGGATGGTCTTTTTCGCCTCTTCGAGTTCATCGACAAGATCCTCTGTGGCATCCGCTGCATCCCCCATGCTATCAATGGCAGAATCACCGAAGTCTTCAAATGCCTCGTCCATTCCGCCCATGCTTGTCGTTATCTGTTCCGGTGTCGCGCCCAACAACTTCGCAAGCCATGCAAAAAGCCTCTGGAGAGCGATAACCACGCCGTTGATGTACGGAAGCACCTTCTGGAGGATCGGCAGGAAGATGTTGCCTATTGTCCTTGCCAGTGATGCCACGTTTTGCTCTAAGAGTCTGTACTGGTTGGCGGGGGTATTTAACGTTTTTGCCATATCTCCCCATGCCACACGGGACTGGTCGAGGATGGCAATCAATCTCAGCTCGGTCTTCGCCGCCTGATCCATCTGGGAAACGTCCGCCTGAACACCGGCAGCGTGGGCGTACTGCTGAAGTGTCGCCTGAGTGATATCAATACCAAGAGACCTGACCGCCCTCGACTGACCGGCAAGTGCCGACGCCATTTTTTCATAAGACGTCGAGAAGTCAATGTTTCTCAGGGACGACCAGTCCGCGCCGAGCATTGTCAGTGCCTTGGATGCGTTCTCGGCAGAGGTGGATACAAGTCCAAGACCGTTTGCCATTTGACCGTACTGCGCCTGATAATTAAGGAGCATGTTTGGGTCCATGCCGAGGCTCTTGCCACCAGTCAGCGTTGCGCCGCCGTTGGAATCAATGGCGAACCCAGACATCTTCTCCGTCAGTTCCAAAGCCCTGTCTTGGAATGACTGTGCATAGGCTTCTGCCGAATCATATCCGGCTTCTGCCCAACTGTCCGCCGCATCCTGACCGATCTTCTGGAACGCCATCTCAAAGTAATGGTACGACTCCACGAAGTCCATTGCCTTCTTGGCTATCGTCCCGAACCCACTGGCGACCTTCTTAAACGCCCATAACTTGATGTACAAGCCATATAGTATCGTTGCCAGACTCTTTGAGTCGCCTTTTGCGCTCCTCAGTGATGTGACAAATCCCTTGATTCCGTTCGTCGCCGCAGATGCGGCCGATTTTACTTTCTGGAATGCGCCCGATGTGATGGATCCAATCGTCTTTCCAATGCTGGATGCCATCTTTGTGGCACTGCTCATCGCTTTCGAGAAATCAAAAGAGATCCCGAAACTCGTCTTCTTACTCAGGTTGTCGAGCTTGACCTTGCTCAGTGCTTTGAGCTCCGATGTCAGACCCGACACTTTGATTCCTGACAGAACGTTAGAGAGGTTTTCTAGCTTGCCTATCATGTCGTCAAGCGCAGGCATTGCCTTTTCCGCGCTCGCCTCTATCTGTATCTGCAACTTGTCAATATCAGGCATCGCCACTCACCTCCTCTTTTGGTTTGAATTTCAATCGATTAAATGCATCTGCCCATGCGCCAAACATATCGGCGTCAGTCGCCTTCTCCGCTTCTTCATTGTAATGCTCAATTACCCTCCGTACGCCGTAGAGATCCATTGGTTTGTCGGGGTATCTGCCCTTGCCTATAGTTGATATAGCCTTGAGGGTATATATGTTCGTCAACCAAGCGAATTCGTCTGTATTTTCACGTTTTTTTCGTACATTCTCGACGTAGTACGGCGCGTACCTGACAAGCTTCCTCGGAGTCAGTGAGTAAAACGTCTCGCATGGGATATCCAACTGAACGGCATAGGGAATCCACTCCGAGTTGATGAATTCGACCATGCCGGCATATTTCTTCTTTAGTCTGCGTTTGCGCTCTTCGCTGCTTTCCGCTTGTGATCCTGCGGAACCACCTTTTTGCTTTCCCTCATGGCTGAGAAAAAACCCGATTCGTCCACTGCCTTTCCGAACGCCTCAAAGATGGTGTCAATCGTGCCGCCATTGATGACGTGCTGTTCAATTTCGTTGCCGGCCTCTTCAGGCTCAACGTCCATTATCCACGCAACAATACCCCTCGCGGAATTAACAACATTTTTCCGCATCGCCTTCGTGTTCATGATATCAACACCGGCTTCCGCAAGAGTACAGACCGCGTTGAAATTAAGCTCCGGCACTGTATATACAACATCGTTAATAGTGACTTTTACCATTTCTCTTTTCTCCTTCTGACTTGTAAAAAAATAAAGGGGCATCCACTTTAAAAATGAATACCCCTTCTGCGTGTGTCACTGTTCAGTGCTATTGTCAGTTCGTCGCGCCCGTTGCCCCTGTCGGACCTGCGATTACTGTGCTCGGAGTACACACAATTGTCATCTCACGCACATCGTTTACATCGCCCGAATTGACGTATACGGAGTGAGTACCTTCCCAGGTAAACACACCATCCTCGCCGCCTTCGCCCATCTCAAGGCTGTAATAAAGCTTATCGCCCTCAAGGGCTTTGACTGCTGCATATGCTGTCTTTGTGTAATTTGCGCCAAACTCCATTGTGTCTACGGACTGTACACCGGGACAGAAGGTCTGGGCAGTATCCTCCAGATCAGTAGTCTCCAGGTTCTCCGGAGCGCCACCGAGCTGCGGATACGATTTAATCTTGCAGAGCTGAGTAAGGCTGCCAGCGGTCGAGCCAGCTTTCAGTACGGTATTAATGGTTGAAATTCCAACACCCATCGTTATATCCTCCCGTTTATGTTAAAAGGTTAATTGTATCATTTGCACCGATGATTCGGACATATCTTGCAGTCATCCTGAATACTTCAGGTGCTTCCGGATTGTCCACCTCAAGCGGTCCCTGTCTCCTCTTAAATCCCATCTGGTACATCGCGCCGTTCGCCAGCTCCATGAGGTTTATGCTGTCCTGCAAGGTCGTTTTGCAGTACGCCTCAATGGTCACGAAGCACCTTACGGCATTCTCTCCGTCGCCCGGTTCCAAATCGTCAGCGACGGCAGAGTTGGACGAAATCTTCACAAGCATCGCCGGAAACTTCGATTTAATCGAGGATTCCGTGGAAACGACATTACTGCATTTCGCGGAGACGGCGTTCTTGACATTCGTCAGGATTCTGTTTTTCCAATAAATCATGTCTTAAACACCTTCCTTGCCGTTTCTTCGACGATGCTGTTCATCGCCTCAAAAGCTTTAAACATCGGCATCGCCGGATCTTCGCCGCTCGACTCATGCCATTGCCCATCCATGTCCAACCACATCCAGCTATCCTCAAACGCATGTGTCTGTCCAGGGAAGGTTCCTCGCCCCGCCCCGACCAGTCGTGTCCACTGTGCGTTGGGTCTTCCGAATGCGTCAGATGCGTGAGAGCCAGACCCGAATTCCGCCATGAGGATCGGATTGATCTCCGCCTCTTTGATGGTCCCGTCGGTCAACTGCCACTGACGTATGACCACTCCAGCATTTCTGGCGGACAGGATCGCCACCGCGCCGTACTGGTTGTCGGTCACATCGGCGTGGAACACAATGTATGGACCGTACTCGCCGGCATTTGTCGCCGACACATATACGCCATGCATTGCCAGTTCCTCAACAAGCTGATGGCATTTGCCGGGAATCGAATCTCTGTAGTCTCTCAGCTTTTTCAGCGTTGCATTGATCGACCTCGTGCTGAGCCGCATTTTCATTTTCCGTCTCATCACTGGTCATCCTCGTGAAGCGTCTTCAGTGCGTACCGCATGTGGTAAAGCCCCTTTGCGACTCTGACAACCTTGTATGCCGCACCACCGTTTCCAAAACTTCCGTTGACGGAACATGTCTTCTTGTCGAGACTCACAACATTCGGCTCTCTGTCAGACAGGAGCGAGTGTTCGTCAATCCCAAGATTCATGTTTGCCGTGGTAAGGATCTTCGAGTAGTTGATGGATGCGCCAAAAACCTCATCCTCGGTCTTTCCATGCGCCGGAGACAGGTTAGCGCGTATCTTGACCGGATTCAGGTAGGCGGTTGCCGACTCGCCTGTGTAGTCCCCGTTACTATCGACCTCTTCCGTTTCTCCGACCCATTTGAGATGCCACAACTCAACTGTGTTCAGGTAGTTGTCAAGCATTTAAACCACCTCGCATATCGGAGTAACGTCATTCAGGAGCGTGGAATTTTTCCACATCCTCGTGATGCCGTTATCGGTGAGCATCGACAAACCTTCGGACCCGATTCTGCCATGCAGTTCAGGTAAGATTGTCATTGCTACGTCGTTTTTGCGCCGACTGAAATACAGATACACATCTGCCTCGATCATTTCATCGGTGTAGTATTCGGGGTAAGCTCTATATGTCTTGTATAGGTCGAAGACCGATCTGATGAGTCCGAGCAGAAATGTGTCGTGCTCGTCGTCATCTCCAAGGTCCGCATGACCTGTGAACATGTAATATTCTTTTAACGACGCGAGGATTTCCTGCTCAAGTTCGCTCATCTTTACACCTCGGCTTTCGTCCTTCTCGGTGGGCGCTTCCTGAATGCCTTAACGGGCTCCTCTGCCGGTTTCGGCGCTTCAGGCTCGACAGGCGGCTTTGCTGTGACAGGCTTCGGAGTGTATGCAGGACGGAAGCCCTTCTCTTTCAGCCTCTCGATGGCATCTTCGCCCTCGGCGATGCGCTCAACGTTATCTTTGTATAAAATCACGTATATCACCTCTCGTTATGTCGGCCACTGCACATGTCTCAGCATGTGTCCGCACCCGACTCGTGAGTCAGTAAAAATTGGAATTCCTGCCGCTTTGCATTTCTCGCAGAAGTAAAGATCCTCCGAAAGCATGCCCCTGTGTTTGTCTGCGTAATTAACCCAGTCGTACCAGGGATACGGGACTCTTCTGAATACCTCTGTCCTGATAAAGGCACACCCCATGCCGCCACCGTGGATCTGGACTTTGTACTCGCCATTCTCCTTGAGGTCAATCAACTCCGCCGCCGTGTATTCAGACTCAAGCGGATAGTTGAAGTATTTCCTTCCATCAGGCTGATAGAGCTTGCACACACATGTGCGCCCTCTGTACAAGTTGTCCGTGTCCCTGTGAGCGTAATAACCGAGGCATACATCCTTCAGGTTGTCCGTCAGATTCAGCAATGCGTCTTCCGGCAGAACCACATCATTGTCCACCATCAGGACATAGTCTGCGCACCTGTCCTGCGCTATCTGCGCAATCCTGTTCCGCGCCGTAGCACAGTCATAACCGCGCACGAATTCAAATGCGAGGTCGTGCTCTCCGGGATCAAGATTGTAGATGGACTGAAATGTATCGGGATATATCGTCTCGAATGTCGGGACGGCAATCAGTATTTTCATATAAGGCTCCTTATCAGGGCGAGAATTCTTTCGGTTGAGTGTCCGTCACATGCGCCAGCAAGCATATCGGCACAGTCAAGCTCTGTCTGCGTAAGTCCGTCTGCCGTTCTCGCAAGCTCAAGCATATCCGCTTCGTTCGTAGCGTATCGGGAAGAATATTCCTCCGGATAGTCCAGATACATCCCCCTTGTGTCTGTATATCCCTTGACCTTCTCAAACAGGACGCATGGCTTATTCAGCAGATATCCGTCAACCAGACATGAGCTGTAGTCCGTGATGACCACATCGCAGTCATACAGATAAGGCCCAAGCGGTTCATTGCTCGGAAACTCCTTTATGTGCCGGTACTTTCCGTCAAGGATCTTTGGCGTCATCGGGTGCGGTCTGACCGCAAGCAGCTCGTCATCCGTCAGGTGATCATCCAACCATTTCCAGTTGACCTCCGGCAGAGGAGTTTCGTCTCCAGAGCGGTATGTCGGGCAGTAGAAGTACGACTTCTTGTTTGCCAGCTCCGTGCCGCCGTCACCCTTCTTCTTGCCGAAATAGGCGTCCGTTTTTGCGGAGCCAAGGGCAAGTACAGATGACTCTGGGACCCCACAGGCTTCTGCCACCATTCCGATGCTATCCTCGCTTGACGCGATGGCATAATCAATAAGGCTGCCGAATTTTGCGCTGTGGTACGGATGTGGCTGATGCAGACCACCTGTTTTGCATCCGTGAAATCCATGCCCGATGTAGATGACATTCCCCGGAGATTCGGTCGGAAACTCATCGCAAACCATCAGGCTGTATCTGCCAGAGCGGATGTCAGGATGATGCCTCCACGGATCGACCTGAACGTATGTCTTCGCACCTTGGTAAGCGTCATAGACGACTTTTAGACCTTCGGCGCATTCATATGGCTTCGTACTCGCAAACAGCACCGGCTTCAGGTATCTCCTGATGTACTCACTGCGGTACAAGTCTTGATTCGTAAACCAGTCCCTGTCTCCGCAGAAGTGAATGATCCTCGTGTTGTTCGTGAATCCAGTCACTCGGCTCTCGTTCCACCTCAGGTCAAGTTCAACAACCTTGTCCCTTGTCACTCCGAACCAGTTCCACGCGTTCTGGTCTACGAAGGGCTGTTTGCTCGTGTTCAGGTAATCGGTCATCTCTGACTCGATTCCGTCTTCTCGCATCTGGGCGAGGTTCAGGACAAGCACTCCGGCGTTGTAGTATTTGTCGCCGACCAGTCGATAATTTCCTCGGTATTCGGGGACCGCTCCGAACCATTTGCCGCACAGGTTCGTGTTGAACAGCGGCTCCAGGCTCTTGCGGATGATTGTGTCTGTGTCGAGGTGGATTACCTTGTCAACCGGCAGAATCGACGGATACCTGACCTTCAGGAGATTGATGTACTTGAAGTAACTTGTGTAATTTACCCCGTTCTTCGGAAAGTACGTCTGCCCTGTGACATTTATTACTTCTGCCTTTATGGGCAGGTTGAAAGGCAGTGAATCGTCTTCAGCAAGGATAAAGACTCTCGCATCAGGATTGTGCTCTGCAAGCGACCTGATGGACGGGAGTATCCACTCATAGACGTTTCGCGTCATCGCGTATACAACGTTCACATGCCTTCCTCCTTAACCGTTAAATCAGCCTCCCTGGCCGGTTGCGCCTGTTGCGCCTGTTGCGCCAGTTGCTCCGGAAGCCGCATCCTTGATGTTTGCGAAAATGGAATCAACCTTGTTGTCCATTACCCACAGATCGTGGAAACGTCTGTAGTCCAGTCTCCAAGCGTTCAGAGTCTGGTTGATGTCCGGAGTGAAGATCCTCATCTTGTCCTGTTTCTGGACAGCAATCGGGGTCGTCAGCGGCAGAATGATGAAGTTCACATCGAGAGCAGAACCGCCCTTGGTGTAACCACCATCTTTCTGACCTTCGGTAGCGCCGTCATAAATGGTGATTGCGCTGTACATTCTGTTGCTCGGAGTAGCAATAAGCGGAACACCGTCAACTGCCGGAACAGTGGTGTTGATTCCGCCCTGGCTCCAAGTCACATTCTGAAGTCTGCCTGCCAGTTCGAGTTCAAGTTCCATCTTGAAGTCGTCGGTGCAGTGGCAAACCAGAGTGCCGTTGTATCCGTTTGCGCGAACAGCCTTGACGCCCTCTTTGAACTTTCTCAGAGCAGAAGTGCTTGCCGCACCCGGAGTATATCCGTACTCAACCATGCCAGCCTTTGCACCGTTGATGGCTGCGGTAGCGATCTTGGAAAGTCTGTATGCATCGATTTCGGGGATGACATACATTCTCTGGAATTCGGACATTACATTTGCGGCAGTTGCCACGAAATTGGTCTCATCCACGTCCATTGCATCGAGGTGGAATTTACGACCTCTGTCCTGAGTGAGGGTTCTCTGCTCGTAGGTCAGCCCTACGGAACCCTGTGCGTAACCGGCATCACGATCATAATCACCAAGTCCCTGAACGGTGATCTTCGGGATCTTTACGGTTGCGCCACCGTTGTAAATAACCTGACCTGCATTGGCGTCCATCCAACCGGTCACTGCGTCTCTTTCAGCTACTTTGTCGAGTGTCCGCATAAAAATGTCGGCAGTAGCAAGTGTATTGATAGGCATATCCATGTCCTCCTTTTATCTGGCTCGGAGCATGATCTCCTCAACCTGTTTTTCGAGAACAGCATTCTCGTCGCCCTCGCCATTGCCGGAGTTGATTTCCGGTCTGGACTTGAGCCACTCCTGTTCTCGCTTTCTTAAAAGCTCATCGGCATGTCGTTTCTGGATGGACGCCAGCTCATCCATGTCGCCCTTGATTTCCGCTTCCGCAGCTTTGGTGGCAAGCTCTTCTCCCATTCCCTGGAGGGCGTATCTTGCTTTTGCCTCGGCTGTTTTCTTGTAAGCTTCAAGGTCTTCGACATACTTCTTGTACTCCTCTTCCGCTTTGAGTTTTTCTTCTGTCTGGATCTCTTCGGCGGTCTGTTTCTCACGAAGCTGTTTCTTGTACTTCGCCGCCTCGGACGCAGCCGCATCTCTGGAGTTTTTCAGCTTAGCGATGTCGGCGTTGGCCTTCGCCAATTCGGTCATAAGCTGTTCGATTGTCGGTGTTCCTTCGGGCTTTTCACTCTGCTCCTGAGTCTCCGGCGTTGCCGTGGTATTCTCTGTGGTTTCGGTATTTACTGCTTCGTTTGCTTTGTTTTCTTCGTTACCCATAGTCAAAATCTCCTTTGCGCGATTATCGTCAATCTCCTGACACTCTTTTAGTTTGCGTTTGATTTGTATCCCGCTCGTCTCTGAGCGACTTGCGTTTGGTAAAGCACGTCTCTGTGCTGTATAAAAAAGGACCCACGGTTGCCCGTAGATCCTGAATCAAAAGTATGTAATGCTGCATCGGCAATTCGCGAGTTCATCCACGCTGGCCCCAAGACTTGCGTCATGTGGATAGCGCATCATCGATTCACCGACGAGGAACAGGTCCTCAATCGGTATCGTCTCTCCGTCAACCTCTGCATGAGTCTGTCTTACGTGTCCGTCACGCATCGTGATCCACGTCTTCCACTTGCGACCCTCACTCAGCGCAATGCGATACTCGTCGTAGTTGAAGATGGCGTTTGCCTCATCCTCGGCATTGAGCCTTGCTCTGTCGTTCGAGTACCAGTACGACACGCTTTCCGGGTCGTCTGAAGCGGAATGCCTCACCGTGACATCCACGAAGTTTGAAGTGTATTCCGTGACCATGTACACCATGTATCCATCTGGCACGGTATATTTCCTGACGAGCCTGTCCAAATCGTTGTTCAGGTTCGCCTTGATGTTGTCAATTGTCGTTCCAGAGATGTTCTGGACCACCAACAGATGAATCAGCGCAATCGCGTTGAACAGGATTTCCTGCATCTCCCTGGCGAAGGCTTTTCTGTCCTTCTTCTGCTGTGAAGTCAGCGACATCTCGTCAAAATACTGGTCAATCGGCAGGCTCCGCTGTTCCTTCTCTGCGGAGAGGGCATTCAGTTCGTCAAACGGAAGAACACTCATTCTCTCTCACCGCCTTTGGAATAATCAGCGCCTGTCCTTGAGCCGTCAAGAAGCGGACTGTTTACTGCCTGATCTGTCGTATCCGACATGATTCGCTTGTCGCTTGCAGGCGTCTCCCTTGCCGTCTGTTTCTCAAACAGCGAACTCTGGAATTTCTCGATTGTGTCTTTCGAGTCTGCCCATGCCTGTGCGATATCCGGGAACAGGTCAACAACTTGCATTGCGATTCTGCCGTTGACGCCGGCCTTCACCATCGTGACGAAAGCATTTGTCTTCGTTCCGAGATCGAAAGTTTTCTGCCTCGTGAATTTCGGCTGAATGTCAGACTTCTTCAGGTCCATCAGGATGTGATCCTTCGGGAATCTGTTCGACTTCTGGATCGCAAGCAACTCTAGTTCAACGATGTCCATGACCGAACCGCGAATAATGTCTTCCTGCTTCGCCGCAACAGCCTCCGCCGCAGACCATCCTGCCGACATCGACATTGCCGTGCCAGTAGAGCCTCCGCCCGGATCCGTCTGGAGCGGAACGTAACATTTCTGCAAAATCGTGTTCCGCTTGGACTGGATGTTGTTCTGCACTCCGGAGTAATCAAACGTGCTCGACAGCGGCTGAATCATAGGCCTGTTGCCATTCGGAGTGGTCTTCGTCTGCATCCACTGACCGGATGTCGGTTTCTTTTTCGCACCAGTCGTTGGGTCGGTCGGGAAGTCCGCATCATTCATCCACCAGATTTCCTGAGTGTTCTGCGCGACACTGTTGGCGAAATCCGAAACCTCGATGTTCAGGGCGTCCATATCTGGGATCTGCCTCTCGAAGCAACCCATGCGGTCAAACGCTCTGACAAACTCCACAATCGGCACCCGTCCGAGCGGATTCTTTTCGCCACTCCGTCTCTCCTGTCCCCACGTCTCAACTTTCTGTCCGTCAATGATCTCGAAGATGTCCTTCACCGAATACCATGCGTTTGGCGTAATGCAAGTGAAGTACCGCGAGCCGTCTTTCAGCTTCCGGTAAGTCACGCCCATCATCGGCGTTTCCCTCGCATCGTTCTTGTAGACGACAAACGTGTACATCGG